CCACACGCCACTGGATAATTGTTCAGATATAATACTCTGCAATGAGTTTTCACACCAACGAATTACATTCTCGCATTGGGCGCGCTCTGTAGCAACATGATCTACATACTGCATTAGTTGATAAGCATAGCCAAAACATTCATCTTGCGTTAGCTTTTCCATGCTATCTAAAGATAATGTTTCCGCCATCGCAAATTCTGCATTGAATTTGGTTGGTGTTATGTTTTTACCAGAAATATATCTATCAATACCATCTAAAAATTCTTTTAGTCTTTCAGCGGCTGTCAATTTGATTTCTCCAATCTTCTACGCTATCTGAATATTTAAGAACGATTAACTCTATATCATTTAACTCACACCAGTCTTCCTTTATAAAATCTCTTTTATTAGATTGCAAGAACCCCGCCATAGTTTTATGAAAGAATTTACAAAACTCATAGTGCTGTCTACCGTGAACTTCAATACCCAACATGAGGGTTGGAATAAAGAAGTCTAAGAATAGTGCGGACTTTTTGCTGGGACATCTTGACCCCGGCAGTTTAACTTCTTCTAAAACAGTGTAACCACTAAACATGTCGGCAAGAAGTTCTCTTGCTGCTATATGATACTTCGATTTAACAGTCTTGTCATTTCTTTTTACAATATATTTCTTTAAATTTATATTGTACTCACGACCGTTTAGACCTACGACTTTCATAGCACACTTTTAATTTCATCGTATAAGAAACTTTGAATCTCTTCGTTTTCTTCAATGAATCTACTTAGATTTGACATACCCTGAAACTTAAAGAATTTTTCTCTAGCTTCTGGTTCGTCTGCGACCTCGTTCTTCTTTAGAAGTTGTAGAATTCTTTTATCCTCTGACGCAACTGCACTTATGATTGTGTACCAAGCACCTGCCTGTTTGATGAATGTAAGTTCGTTTGCTATCTCGCACAACTCTCTTGTCTCATCAATACCAACGCCGTATTTAATATATGATACTGCGGTTGAATTTGGCTTTCCGCCAGCAGCAGAGGTTTTAACTACCCAGTTGGCAACCTGACCTACATCGTGACCTGCTTCATCTGTCTCTTCCCACTTGCCCCTGTGTGTGATAACCATATTGGTTCCCGCCTGATATTGAAGCATGTTACCTGCGTCAGCCATCTTTGCTGGAGACCATCTAGACCCACCGGTATTTGCGATATTGTGGGTAATGAAAATTAGAATTGCTCTGGTTCTAGCAACGTCATTGCTAATACGTTTGAAAAACATAGAGAGAAGTCTCGGTAGTTGCGCTCTCACGCCACCACGAACGTCTCCGTCAAGTTCGTCTTGCGGAACCATGTTAGATACAGAGTCAATGATTGCTACAAAGTCTGGCGTATTCTTGACGTATGTTTCAATAGCATTAAGAAATGTTTCAGCAGACACTACAGGTTGATTGTCTGTCGCTTGTACAATTTTAATTTTATCTGCGTTAAGACCTTTGATGCCTGTAAAGTTTTCTTTTGTTAGCCTGCCTTCAGTGTTGAAGTAGAATACGTTTTTACCTGCTGCCTGCGCTTTAGCGGCGAAGTACAAAGAGGTCGTAGTCTTTCCGGTTTTAGGATCGCCAGTCATAACAACAACGCTACCCTCTCGCAATCCTCCACCAAGTGCCAAGTCTAGCGCTGGAGATATACCAATAGTATTAAACGTCTGTAGGTCTTGTAATACTTTTGTTCCTTGCTCAACAATATCTCCGTACTTTGCAATGATTTGATTGCTTACAATATCATCACTAAACTTAGCTGCCGCTTTCTTTTTTGCCATTTAATCCTCTCAATTTATTTAATCCAGATTTCTTGCCGTAAGATTTCTTTCTAGTTTCTGGCTTGTCTTTTACATCTAACTCCTGTTTATTTTTAGACTGTTCTTCTATAATCTTTAATTGCTTTTTAATCTCAGGGACAACTCTTTGGTTTTTCAAAGAGAAAACTTTAGATAAAGCAGGCGAGCTAACTGCCTTTACAACAGCTAACTCACCATACTTTTTTATTAGAGAATTAGCAGTAAATAATTGTTGCTTGAACGTCCAGTCCCAAGGTTTTTTATTCCAAAATTTATATGTCAAATTACCTTCGTTCTTGTGTTCTGCTAAACGTAAACACATCATTTCTGCTAAATATGATGCACATGTGCAATGATCGCCCGTGCTTTTATGCTTGTACTTACTTTTTTCACTTCTTTTTCGTTTTGTCATAGATGATGGCTTCTTCAAAACAGTTTTCAATTTCATCTTCATATTCTTTATCTAGTACAAGTTCTGGAGTTATCCACATTTTTTTAGATACGGTTTCTCCATTTATTAAGCCTATTGTGTAATATTCTTTAGACTGCGCACCAATTGCCCCAAGCATAGATCTAATTAAATACACCCCTTCAGCGTTCTGTATATCTATAGTAGCTTTATTAGAGCGATATTGCAAGTACAATTCTTTTAAAAATAAATTTTCTTTCTCGCACTTGTCTTTAATTTGTCGCCAGCCTTCAAATTTGTCGTAATTAAATTCTTCGCCATTTGTTAGCTTACATCTTATCCAAACAGCATGTTTATTAGTCCTATATTGTTTTAACCAATTTTGTTTGTCCATTTTACCCTCTAATCGAAGTAGTACATTCAGGTCTTTTGGAAAGAGTTTTAGCCTTTCTCCTGAAGTCGTCAGACATGGTAGATCCATTTTCTGTCATAACAGTAGAACCTTTGCTAGAGGGAATTTGAGAAGCCATATGTGTAGGCTCTAGCTTGTTTTTAGTTACATCCGTTTTAGATGTTTTCTTTTCGCACTTGCTCGCGTAGGCTTTTACTACGCTTTTTGCTCTGTCTAGTTCACTTGAAAGCTCGTCAATTCCAAGGTTAAGATTTTCTTGAATATAGAATTTTTCAATCTTACTTAATGGTCCTCGCTTACTCATTTATAAATCTCCTATTAGTCCTAGTTAGATAAATTGAATTATTGGTTTGTAAGTAAATCAAATAAAAATCGAAGGTATCCTTAGATACTCTTTTAAATTTCGTTTCTAAGTATTTCTCTCTTGTTGCCTGAGAACCCATAGGGTCAAACGGTTGATTCTGGTATGTTTTTATGAAATACTGCGTTTGTTTTTCTGAGTTTACAATCTTTGCGTATACTTTTTCTTTCCCATTTGCTGTTACTTTTCCGTTTCTATTAAAGTCTGCTTCTTGCTTGACTTCAACTTGTCCTGCAAAATCTTGTTTATCATTTATATATTTCATTTCCCCTCCATAATATATCTGGTTTTTTGGGTCTCAGACATTTTATTAATTTCTTTAAGAGATTTATTACCTTGTTGATGATGCCAAGGTTTCTCTGGCTTTGGGTTAGCTTCTCGTTTCATTGCTTCCATTTCGTTGATCTTGTTTTTATTCAATCTTGTATTTCTATCGGCAATACTTCCTATGGTATTGCTTCCCGCCATGAAACTGTGGAGTCCGCCAGTAACCAGTCTAAACAATCCCTCTTTATTACATTTAGGGCATGTTGTTAGTTCTGGGTCTGTAACTTTTTGGAACACGTCGCCTACTTCTGCTCCACAGTCTCTACATTCATAGTCATATATTGGCATTTATTTCTCCTTTTGTGAAAAGCCGCTTAGGGCGGCTAGTCCCCTGATTTATCCTTAAACAACTCTTACGTTAACTACAGGGTGTTACGTTTAGGCGAGCTGTTAAACCTTAGTTGCCGATTTAAGTAACTACAACTTTTAAGATAGCTACGGCTCGCTACTGTTACCCAAGTTGTAAAAGGTTAGTTTTCGAGCCTGTTTAAAATCTGGCCTAAGATTCCATTTCTCTGTATATCGCTATATCCTAACCTACAAATACCAACGCCTTCTAGATCGCCAATCTTGTCGATTATATCTTCAAGTCCACTCTTATTGTTAAGGTCGGTTTGGCGAACGTCTCCATTGATGATTACTTTACTTCCTTGTCCCATACGTGTTATAAACATTTTGATTTGTTCCCACGTACAGTTTTGCGCTTCGTCTAATATCATATACGAATTATGAAATGTTGACCCACGCATAACTTCAAGGGGCGCATATCTAATCTTC